CGGCTTTCTTAACATACTTGATGTCTCGTTTAGCCGTCCCGTAGATGTTCTTACCAGTACGGTAAGCAGTACGAGCACCACGATAAACTTTAGCAGCTTCAAAAGGTAAGGCCTCCATGTTTGCATTTATTGAATGTTGTGACCTTAATGAGATTGGCCCCAAAACCCAAATATTAAGGATTTGGCACCACTTTGATCAAAGTGGGGCCAGTAGGATTACGTAGAAAGTGTACTGGGTGGCCCCAGATTGGCAATGAATAATATTAGATCATTGCCAATCAATCGGGGCCAGGGTTAATCCTCGAATCAAGGCGAGCGTTACCCGGTCCGGGGCGGGTTCACTCGCTACGCTCGTGGGGCGGCCTTACGGCGGCCGCGAGAATCGATAGTATCGTGGCAAGGGTCCGTGGTACAGAACGTTTGTGTGCTTGTTGGTCGCCTTAAAACTTCGAAGAAGATTGGTCGCCTCAAGACTTCGAAGATAAGACAGCGTCGTTCCGTCCAGTTGGGCGTCCTCGCAGCATTTATATAATGTGTGTATATTTTAATATTTCCTTTTAATAGGTTATGAGCTATGTTGGGCGCGTCCCGCGCCTATGTGCGTGGTTCTCGGAAGTATGTTACCGACTTCCATTGAAATTGTAGTGCAGCTGAACGGGCTAATGCACCGGATGGATCGTTTAGTGCGTCACACCACCAGACTAGATAAAACTGTCGGTTAGTGGAATTTCCGTCAGACGAATCGTAACGGATTTGACGGTTGATAGGAACGTAGTAGCTATGGGTCATATGGTCTTGGTTTTGGTCACCGAACCGAGAAAGCATGTAACGTTTGTGGGACATGACAAAGTATTTGTCGGTATTGATGGGAAGACAGTGGAACTCATTACTTTGACGATTAACATCAAAGTCGTCACCACGAGTATTACCTTCACCACGGAAGAAGTTAGCGGTTACAGGTTGCTGGGTTGGATCGAACTTAGAAGATAACACAGCTACATTAACGTAGATAGGGAGATTGGTAAGATTGTTAATGGCAGAGGTACAGATCTTAAATCCACGGAGATCTATAACATCTCGCTCACGAGCATTTATAGCGTCAGATTTCCCGACATTGAGAATGGCTTCCCGGTTAAGAGTTCGAGTATCAGTAGTAGCAGTACCAGAAGTCCCGATATCAGTTTTAGCAGTAGCGACACCGACGTCATGTCCCAACCGAGGTTGGCCATGTGATTTGCGCAGGGTCTTTTTGGCCCATTTTCCTGCTTTCTTAACATACTTGATGTCTCGTTTAGCCGTCCCGTAGATGTTCTTACCAGTACGGTAAGCAGTACGAGCACCACGATAAACTTTAGCAGCTTCAAAAGGTAAGGCCTCCATGTTTGCATTTATTGAATGTTGTGAGAAGAGTGAGATGGAGTCTTGGCCCAGACTTTGAGTCGTGGCCCACACTTTGGCCCCAAATTTTAGAAGGGGGCCAGTAGGATTACGTAGAAACTGTACCAGTTGGCCCAGAGTTGGCAATGAATAATATTAAATCATTGCCAACCCAATCGGGGCCAGGGTTAATCCTCGAATCAAGGCGAGCGTTACTCGGATCCCGAGGCGGTGAGGGCCTACGGCCCATAGGCGGCCTTACGGCGGCCGCGCGATTTTATAAGGTGGGCGCAAGGGTCCGTGGTACAGAACGTTTGTGTGTTTGTTGGTCGCCTAAGACAGCGTCGTTCCGTCCAGTTGGGCGTCCTCGCAGCATTTATATAATGTGTGTTATTTTAGAATATATTTTTAATAGGTTATGAGCTATGTAGGGCGCGTCCCGCGCCTATGTGCGTGGTTCACGGAAGTACGTGACGGTCTTCCATTGGAATTGGAGTGCGTTAGTTCGCGCAATAGCTGCGCTAGGTTCGTTAACGGCATCACACCACCAGACTAGATAAAACTGTCGGTTAGTGGAATTTCCATCCGAGGAGTCATAACGGATTTGTCGGTTGATAGGGACGTAATAAGTATCGGTCAAGTGATCTTGATTTTGGTCACCAAACCGCGAAAGCATGTAACGTTTGTGGGACATGACAAAGTATTTGTCGGTATTGACGGGAAGGCAGTGGAACTCTACACCTTGACGTGCAAGGTCAAAATCGGCACCACGGCTATTCGCCTCACCACGGAAGAAGTTAGTAGTTACAGGTTGCGCAGTAGGGTCGAACTTAGAAGATAGAACAGCTACATTGACGTAGATAGGTAGGTTGGTAAGATTGTTGATGGCAGAAAGACAGATCTTAAAACCACGAAGATCTATAATGTCTCGTTCACGAGCATTTATAGCGTCAGATTTCCCGACATTGAGAATGGCTTCCCGGTTAATAGTTCGAGTATCAGTAGTAGCAGTACCAGAAGACCCGATATCACTTTTAGCAGTAGCGACACCGACGTCGTGTCCCAACCGAGGTTGACCATGGGATTTACGCAAGGTCTTTTTGGCCCATTTACCGGCTTTCTTAACATACTTGATGTCTCGTTTAGCCGTCCCGTAGATGTTCTTACCAGTACGGTAAGCAG